CAGCGCTCAAACATGGCAGAGGCTAACGCCAAAGCGATGCAATTGCTCTCACAACACATCAAGGGCTTCGACTCTGACGCTGGAGTCCGTCAGAAGGCCATCACCCGCATGTCAACCGCTGGCCGTGAATACGGCTTCACAGCGGATGAACTCAGTGCGGTGGTAGATGGCCGCATGTTGCGAGTCCTGAACGATGCGGCCCAGTGGCAAGCGCTCCAAGCGCAAAAGCCCAAGGCCGTCAAGAAGGTTGCAGCCGTACCAAGTAAGGCCCCAGCGGTCAACCGGACGGCTCCAACACGTACCGAACAACTGGTTAAGGGCGTGCTATCAAAGTCGAACGTGAACACAAGCGACTTTGCACAAGCCCTTGCCGCTTCTCGCAAGAGGTAAATCATGGCTCAAGCTTCCAACTCCTTCGCTACCTTCTCCAGCTCGCGCGTGCGTGAGCAGTTGCAGGACAAAATCTGGAACGTGTCTGTTTCGGAAACCCCAACACTTGCCCTGATCGGTAAGGAAAAGATTGACGGCGTTTACGTCGAAACCTTGAACGACTCTTTCGCCGCTGGTGCAGCCAACAAGGTCGAGCAAGGCAACATCCCCACCATTCAGGCGATCACCGATGTGGTCCGATACGGCAACCGCACGCAGATCAGCGAGAAGTCGGGTTCCGTCACTCGCACCCACGAGCAAGCCCTCAAGGCTGGCGATTCCAGCGAGTACGACAAGCAGGTAGCCAAGAAGATGGTCGAGTGCAAGAAGGACGTTGAATTTGGCGTGCTTCAAAACACCACGGCCATCGCTGCCGCTGCTGGCGTGGCGCCTCAAGCCCGTGGCTTCATCGGATTCCTGGCTACGAACGCCTCGCGCGGTGCCGGTGGCGTTGCCCCATCTGGCGTGTCCAACACAGCCCCGACAGATGGCACTCAGCGCGCGTTCACCGAAACGCTGCTGAAGGACACCATGAAGCTGATGTTCGACAACGGATCGCCGGAAATGGACAGCCTGTATGCGCTGATCCCATCTGCCCAGCGCGCCACGTTCGACACCTTCCTGGCTGGTCAGACCCGCTTTGACAAGGCCGAAGACAAGACCTTGACGGCAACACTTGAGGTCTACATCGGTCCCTTCGGTCGCGTCAAGGCCGTTAACGCACGTCACATGCGCGCTCGTGAGGTGATCCTGCTGAACAAGGAGTATGCAGCCCTCGGTGTCTACAGCCCGATGCGTGACACCGAGTTGGCCAAGCGTGGCGACGCCCGCGAGTTCATGGTGAACACCGAATGGACTCTGCTGATGAAGAACGAAAAGGCCCACGGCATCGTCGCCGACCTGACCTGATCGGCGGGGCTTCGGCCCCTTTTATTCGCCTCAATCACAGACCCGCTTCGGCGGGTTTTTTCATGGCTGATTCAAAGATTCTGCAACGTCTTGACCGTGGCTATACATACATGACGTCAGAGGATGGTGTTACCCGCGTGGGCACTGTCGTTGATGTGTCAGATGTGGCCGACGCGGTGAAAGAGCGCCGCGCTATGGGTATGACGGAGCAGGTCTTTGGTCGCCATGAGGCATCCATTCCTTTGGAAACATTGGATGCGTGGGCCAAGAAGATCAGCAATGGTGCATTGAATGCGTTTGATGTGGCTGATGACGATGCCTTATTGAATCGTTTTATGGCTGAACACGGCTGCTACAAAGTTCATAAGGGCTGGCAATGAACTACGGCCAACTAAAGACGGCGGTTAACTCGTTTCTGAATCACAGCGCGGCCACATCCAGCGTTGCCACATTCGTGCAACTGGCAGAGGCTGTGATCCGCCGTGATGTGCGCGTGCCAGCGCTTGAATCCAAGGTGACGGGCGCGCTTTCTGGCGGCGTTTTGACGCTGCCTGATGACTTCCTGGATGCTCGCCGGTTGGTTGTGGCTGGATACCCGCGCGACTACGTTTCAGCCGACGCCTACCAAGTGCTTGAGACTGACGGTGCTACCTACCGAAAGTTCACGCGCATTGGCAATACGATGCAAGTGCTTGGAGGCGGATCTGGCGTTTACTCTTTGCTGTACACGGGTGCATTTGATGTGCTGTCAGATGATGCCGACACCAATTGGCTATTGATGAATGCGGCTGATGTTTACTTGTTCAAGTCGCTTACCTATGCGGCAGCGTTCGTCAAGGATGCCGCAGCAGCGCAAGGTTACGAGGTGCTGTATCAGTCCGCAAAAGATGCGGTGAACCTCAGGGCTGAGATTGACCGCTATAGCGGATCTCCCTTGAGCATGAATGTGGGTTCTCCCGCATGATTCCGCTTATCGGCTTTTCCCCTGATGCTGAGCCCACTACGCCGGGCTGCATCCTTGATGCCTACAACATCATCCCCTACGAAGCGGGTATGAAGGCTGCGCCAAGCGCTGCGGCTGTCGCGTTAGGTGCTTTGGCTGCTGAGTGCAGGGGATCGGCTGTGGTGCGCCAATTGTCGGGCGGATCGCGCTTCTTCTCTGGCACGACATCAAATCTGTATGAGGCTTCTGGCGCCTCATGGTCTTCCGTTGGTTCAAGCTACACGCTTGGCACGGATGACCGTTGGTCTTTTGCTGGGTACGGTGATGCAGTCCTAGCGGCCAGCCCATTGACGACGATTCAGCGGTCAACAGGCGGCGCATTCACTGCGATTGCGTCGGCTCCAAAGGCTAAGATCATCGTATCGGCAAAAGGCTTTGTGATCGCCTTTGCTACCAATGAGGCGACCTATGGAGACAGCCCTGATCGGTGGTGGTGCTCTGCGCTGTTCAATGAAACAGACTGGACGCCTGCGCTTGCAACGCAATGCACAACCGGGCGCCTTACTGACGGCTCAGGTGGCTTCACGACTGCCGTGCGCTTTGGTGATCAAGTCGTTGCCTACAAGAACAGGTCCATGCACTTGGGGCACTACGCCGGTACGCCTTCGGTGTGGGATTGGGCTGTGGTGTCGTTTGATGTGGGTTGTGTCGGGCCAGAGGCTGCGGCAGATACAAGCATCGGGCATATCTTCGTAGGCTCTGACGACATTTACCACTTCGACGGTGCGCGGCCTGTCCCAATCGCTACGGGTACATGCCGCCAATGGTGGCTTAACAATTCCTCTGCTGAGTACCGCTACAGAACCAAGCTGCTTTGGGACCGTGATAACTCGCTGGTGTGGATGTTCTTCCCATCTTCGTCATCTACTGGTGCTTGTGATGATTGCTTGGTTTTCCACGTCTCCACACGTCAGTGGGGGCGTGTGAATCTGTCCGTTGAAGCGGTGGTTAACTACGTCAGCCCGTCAATCACCTTTGATGGTGGATCGCCACTTATCACGACATACGAAGGCGGTCCGGCAATCTCGTTTGACTCGCCATTCTGGCTGACGCAAAAGAGCAATCCGGCCATTTTCAACACATCGCACGCGATAAAGACGCTAACGGGCGTGCCGGGTGTTTGGTGGTTTGAGTCGGGTGACTATGGCGACGAGTCTCAGTGGTCGTATTGCTCTGATTTGCGCATGCGGTTCGCTCAAAAGCCAGCGACGATCACATGCACGTCAAGCACCAAAGAGACAAGCGGCGACACGTTGGCAACCATTGCAACGGTGAGTCATGACGGCTCTAAATTCCCGCTTCGTCAGACTGCTCGCTTTCACCATTTCCGCATTGATGGCGCTGGTGCGGCTAAGTTTTCTGGCATTCAGCCAAGCCTGAAAGACGCGGGCACGCGATGAAACCCGTATCCGCTCAAGTTCAGCGCAAGCGATCAAAGCTCATTGACTCGGTCTTTTTGTGGGTGACGCGCAATGCGCCAAAGCGCCCAAATGAGCCGAGCGAGCCATGGCAGTGGCGCGCTGTCGCGCACAGGGAATCGAAACGATGAGGCTGCCAGAAGAACCACGCTTGCCCGCTGAGCCCGCGCGGCTATTGCAGCAGTTGACCGACCGGATGCGCGACATTGTGCGGCAGGTAAACGGGATGACAGAGGGTCGCCAATCCGCGAACCATGCAGCCTTGCCATCGGCCCCAACTTCCGGCGCCTATGGATTGGGTGATTTTGTGCTCAACAGCACCCCGACTGAGCTTGGCTCAGCGGGATCAAAATATATCGTTCACGGATGGCGCTGCACCGTGGCGGGGGCGCCTGGCACATGGGTTCAGTGCAGATACTTGACAGGCAATTGATGATACTGAAGACGGTCCCGCATACGCACATAGACCGTGCTTGGCGAGATGGCGCACACAAGTTGTCAGAAGCCTGCGAGACAAGCGGCGGCGACATCACGGGCGACCAGTTGCGAATGGTCCTGGCCAGGGGCGAGCGGACCTTGCTTGCCATGACTCGCGGCGATTCGGTCGATGGCTGGGGTGTTGTGCAAGTAGACCAACTACCTAACAAGAGGGTGCTGTTCGTCACTGATATGTACGCCCCTGGCGCGGTGTTTGAAGAGTTCTTCACCGAGCTAAAGAAGTTCGCCGAGGCTAACGGTTGCAGTGTTATCCGATGCGCTGCCCAGCCTGTTCAGGCGCGGCTTTATCAGATCAAAGTGGGCTTCAAGCCCGTTCGCCAAATCCTAGAGGTGGAAGTATGAACAAGCGCCAGTTGTATGCGTTCGGCGAGCCTCTTGGCTCATGCGTGACCCGTAAAGAGGGTGGGCGCATCATCTGCGGCGGCGGGGGTGATTCGTCCTCCACATCGACGCCTCAAGTGGCCGATGAGCTGAAGCCGCTGGCGAACCTCTACACGCAGCAGGCCACAGACCTCGCCAACACGCCCTGGCAGGCTTACTCAGGGCAGCGCTATGCGGGCCTGAACGACACGCAAAGCCAAGCGCTGTCGATGATCCAAAACCGCGCCACGAACGGTAGCCCGGTGATGAGTCAGGCCAACAGCACGCTAACAAGCATGCTTCAAGGTGGGCAGACCAATCCCTACCTCGACCAGATGGTTAGCAAGGCCCAAGGCTCTGTGGCTGATCAATGGAACAACATGACCAAGCCGCAGATAGAGTCAAGCATGGTCGGCAGTGGTTCGTTTGGGAACTCGGGGCAGCAGCAAATGCAGGGGCTACAACAAAAGGCCGCAGTGCAGCAGATGGGCGACATTGCTACCCAGATGTACGGCAACGCCTACAACACGAACCAGGCGAACCACGACGCGGCGCAGATGCTGCAAGCTGGCACGACCAAACAGAACAACGCCCAGCAGAACAACGATTTTGCTTATCAGCAGTACCAAGACCAGCAAAACAACCCTTACAAGAAGCTCCAAACCATTGGCGGCGTGGTGGGTCAATCGACCGGCGCGCAGACAACGCAAAGCTCGGGCAAATGAACTTGATTGAAATTGGCTCGGGTGAGCTTGTATCGCCCGAAGTTGCCCGCGCGCTGATCATGCGGTATCAGAACGCAATGGCTCAAGTTGAAGGGGCCTTTGGTCAAGATGGCCGCCCTGTTGTTCACAAGTTTGCCCCAGGTGTGTATTGCCGCGAAGTTCACTTGCTGGCTGGTGATCAAGTGGTAGGCCGCATCCACCGACATGAGCATATGAACTTCATCAATCGTGGCTCT